GCCCAGCAGCGTGGGGATCACCTCACAAGCCTGGTGATCTATGAGCGTGCCGACGGCCCGGTCACCAACGTGCCCGCCACCAAGGGCAAGACCGACTACGAGGTCGGCGATGCGTCGTACAGCGGCGTGACTCTCCGTGCCCATGTGATCGACTTCCTCATCAGCGCCGAGGTGCTGGGCTTCGATCCCCAGGCCGGCGATGTGATCGTCGCCGATGACCGGCGTTTCGAGGTCATGGACTTCGAAGGCCAAGGTGCGTGGCGCTGGTCCGACCCGTACCGAACGACTTACCGCATCCACACCAAAGACACAGGCCCCAACCCTTGAGCAGCGACAACAGTCCATTTCAGCCCGGTCAGAACCCGCTCGAAGCGATCTACAAGAAGCTCGATCGCTTGGACGAGGCCATCCGTGGCAACGGCAAGCCTGGCATCCAACTGCGTCTGGACCGCTTGGAGCAGAACGCCAAGCGCCAGTCACGGCTGACTTGGCTGATCCTCGGTGGTGCCGCCACGGCTGCGGGCTCGAGCCTGCTTTCTTGGCTACTCGGATCGGGGGTGTTGCTATGAGCCTGATCACCGAGATCGCCGATGCGGTGACTGCGGAACTGAACGCCACGCCCGGGACCTTCACCCAGTCGTTCACCGCCGTGCGGAAAGTACTGCCGTTCTATGAATTGCAGGACCTCACGGATCTGACCGTCACTGTCGTGCCCAAGGCCGTGGAGATTACCGGCGCGACCCGTAGCGCCAGCCAACACGACTTCACGGTCGACATTGGCATCCAGAAAAAACTTGGTTCGCCCAGCGGACTCGAAGTGGAAGTCGAATCGCTCGGCAATGTCGTGGACCAGATCGCCGAGTACCTGCGTCAACGCCCACTTCCAGGGGCGGCCTTCGCCGTGTGGGTGAACACGATCAATGACCCGGTCTACGCACCCGAGCACCTCTTGGAGAAGCGTGTGTTCACCAGCGTCCTGACACTGACCTACCGGGCGATGCGATAGCACGCGTCCAAAGGAAACAAGCCCATGGCCACACCCCGCAAACAATGGATCAAGACGGCAACAATCGCTGTGGACCCCGACGACGGCGCACAGCTGGTGGACATCACCGCGCCATCGATCTTCACAGGTGGATCAAAGTCGATGGCCCAAGCCGGTGTTGCTGAGCCGCTCGTCAGTGAGCCCACGCCGTGCCGTTTTGTTTGGGTCGCTGCACCTATCAACGACGACGGCAACGCCACGAACACCAAGCCAATCTTCCTCGGTGATTCCGAGAGCCAGAACATGCCACTACTCAAAGGCAACTATCGCGGCGTGGTCGTGCGGATCGATGACGCCAGCAAGATTCATTTGAGAGCGGTCGCCGCTGGAGAAGGCGTCGTATATCGCATCACCGGTGAAGGTTCATTGGAAGACAACACTTGATCGGCAGCGGCCAACGCCGCTTCCGCTTTTTCCCCAACTTCATTTTTCGTGTTTGGGGAACTTTTAAGAACAAACCCTTCGGGGTCAGAGACCACGCCATGATCGGTTTTGAGATCACCAAGATGTTCTTCGATAAGAAGGCCGTGCGCGACAAGGTCGATCGCGGAACGCGGCGTGTGCTCTCGCGATTCGGGGCCTTCGTGCGCCGCGGCGCGAGGAGCAGCATCCGCAAACGCAAGAAGGTCAGTGCGCCCGGTGCACCGCCATCGAGCCATATCGGTCTGCTCAAGAAGTTCATCTACTTCGGCTACGAGCCGTCGAACCGCAGCGTGGTCATCGGCCCGGTCCGCCTTTCACAGAACGGGCGTGGCGAAGCGCCCGAACTCCTCGAACACGGCGGCACCACGACCCTGCAGCGCCGAGGCAAACGCGTCCGCGCCAACATCCGTAAGCGGCCCTTTATGGGGCCAGCCTTTGCAAAAGAACAACCCAAGCTGCCCGCCATGTGGCGCGACAGCATCCCCCGGAATTGACCCCGCAATTGATTCATAAGGAACACTCCAATGCCGCAAGAATTCCTGCTTGGCATGAACGCCAAGATTTACCAGGGCACCGCAGGCAGCGCACTGTCTGGGCTCACCGAGATGGGCAACGTCAAGGACGTGACGCTCAGCCTCGAGGCGGGCGAAGCGGATGTGACCACCCGCGCCAACCAGGGCTGGCGGGCCACCGCGCCGACCCTGCGTGAGTGCACCGCCGAGTTCGAGATGCTGTGGAAGCCCGGCGACACCGGCTTCGATGCCATCAAGACCGCGTACCTCACGGCCGGATCGATCCGCCTTGCCGTGCTCACCGGGGCGAAGAGCCCGGACGGCATCGCCACGGCCGCAGGCAGTGAAGGCCCGCTCGCTGACTTCTCCATCACCAACTTCAGTCGTAGCGAGCCGCTCGAAGAGGGTGTGATGGTCTCAGTGACCGCCAAGCTCGCGGTCTTTGATGAGTGGATTGAAGACGGATTGGAGGCCGCGTAATGAAATCATTTACCGATGCAACCGGGCGTTTCTGGACGCTGACACTCAACCTCGGCACCGCGATGTCGGTAAAGAGCCGGCTTAACATCGATCTGCTCCAACCGGAACAGGCAGACAGTTCTGGGGGGCCGCCGCTACTTACACGACTCGGCACCGACGAGATGCTCTTAGGCGAGGTGCTCTGCATCATGCTGGAGGGGCAATTCGCCAAGCAAGGCCTCACTGAAGACGACGTTCGCAGCTGCTTCGATGGCGAAACGCTGCTCGCTGCTCAGAAGGCGTTCTACGAGGAACTCATTGATTTTTTCCGAGGGCGCGGGCGCAACGATCGGGCCAAAGCGGTCGCCAAACAGATGGCCATGATCAACGCAGCCGTGAGCGCGGTCGAGAGCAAGCTCGATGCGATCAACATCGACGAAACGATCCGTGGGGTGATGTCTGGCGCATCGCAGGAAGCCTCGGGCTCGGAGTCGCAGACCTCTTCCAATTAACGCTGCGCCAACTGCTCTGGATGTCTGAAGGACACGGCCAAGACCAGTGGTCTCGCACTTCGCTTGTCTGTGCGGTGATCGCCAACGCGAATCGTGACCCTAAGAAGCACCGGCCGTTTAAGACATCTGACTTCGATCCGTACCGCAAGACAACTAGGCAATCGCAAAGCATAGGTAATCAGTATGGAGCCGACGATCTCCACTTCCTCCGCGAAGCCCTCACGGGCATGAAAGGCAAACGACATGATCCTTGAATCTTTGACTGAAGTCCTGGCCGCACTAATCAACTCCCTCTTCGGATTCATGCTTGGGATGGCCTCGGTCTTTGTGCTCGTGTTCTGGATGCTCGGCAAGATCGACCCCTTCAACGACAAGTGGCGTCAGTGGGAGGGCTCGATCATCACCGCGATCAAGCTCGCCGAGAAACAGGTCCCGAGTGAAACACCACACGCTGGTGCAACCAAGCTCAATACCGCGCTAGATCACGTACTCAAAGACTACGCCAATGCGAACGGTGGCAAGAAACCAAGCAAGAGGCTCGCCCAGCAGCTTCGGCAGGGCATCCAGACCAAGCACGCCGATCTCGACCGGTTCGGCGAGCTGTCCAAACCCCGTCCCCGCCGTGATTAAACCACGCTGCCGCAGGTAACCCATGTCCTCAAGCCAAGGCATCCGAGCAGGCCGCGCCTTCGTCGAGCTCTTCGCCGACGACAGCAAGCTTGTACGCGGGTTGCGGCGAGCAGAACGCAAGCTCAAAAACTTCGGACAGTCTGTACGCAACCTTGGTCTAAGGGTGGCGGGCCTGGGTACTGCGGTCATCGCGCCCCTGACCGCCGCGACCAAGCTCTTTGGCCGGTACGGAGACCAGGTCGCCAAGATGGCCAAGCGGACCGGGCTGTCTGTGGAGGCCCTCAGCGAGATGGAGTTTGTTGCCAGCCAGACCGGCACCGAGTTCAGCTCGCTGGAGATGGGCTTTAGAAAGATGCAGCGGTCCATCTATGACGCCGGCCGTGGCCTATCAACTCAGGTCGATGCACTCACCGATCTCGGCCTGACCTTTGCCGACTTGGACGGCCTATCGCCCGAAGACCAGTTCAAGCTGCTGGCAGATCGCATCGGACAGATTGAAGACCCGACACGCAAGGCCGCCATCGCGATGACGCTGTTTGGCCGAACGGGCACGAACCTCATCCCCATGTTCGATCAGGGCAGCGCAGGTATTAGCGCGCTACAAGAAGAAGCGCGTCGCCTCGGCCTGACGATGTCCGGGGAGGATGCCGCTGCCGCCGAAGAGTTCACTGATGCGCTGGACAAGCTCTGGAAAGTCGTCCGCATGGGGGTCTTCAATATCGGTGCCGCCTTGGCCCCGCTCTTGGGCAAAGTGGCTGACACCATAACGCGATTGGCCGTGACGGTCAGCAGCTGGGTCAAAGCCAACCGTGAACTGATCGTTCAGGTCATGAAGGTCGCAGCCGTCGTTGCCGCCATTGGTTTTGCGCTGATCACACTCGGCGTGCTGATCTCCGGGATGGGTGTGGCGATTGGCCTACTCGCCTCGATCGTGACCGGTGCGGCGGCAGCGTTCGGCGTGATCGCCACCGCGATCGCGTTTCTGGTGTCACCGATCGGACTGGTCATTACGGCGCTAGGTGTGCTCGCGGCGTACCTGGTGCAAACCACCGGCATCGCGGGGCAGGCGCTCGATTGGCTCGGTGAGAAGTTCCATGCGCTCAAAGACACCGCGTTGAAGGCCTACCGAGGGATCGCCGATGCACTGGCCGCTGGCGACATCGGGCTGGCCGCGAAGATCCTCTGGCTCACGCTGAAGATGGAGTGGGTCAAAGGGGTCAACTTCATCAAGGGATTGTGGCTGAGCTTCAAGCACTTCATCGCGGATGTCCTCGTGGGCGCGTTCACCGGTGCGCTTTCGGCGCTGCAGACCGTCTGGCACGCGCTCGAGGTCGCATGGATCGAAACAACATCCTTCCTCGCCACCGCATGGCATGGATTCGTCAACATCTTCTCGGCCACCTGGGAGCGGATGAAGGCGCTGGCGACCAAGGCGTGGAACTACATCAAGAGCCTGTTCGACGATTCGATCGATCCAGCCCAGGCGAATGCCGAGATCGACCGGGCGCTGGAGCAACGGCTTGCCGAGATCGATCGCCAGACCGGCGAGGCCGTGATCGGTGTCAATCTGCGCCGCGAAACCCGTCGTCAGCAGGCCGACGATCTGAACGAACAAACCCTCGGCCTGATCGGACAACAGTATGAAGATGAACAAAAGCGGCAGGAGGAGCAACGCCGTGATGCAGAGCAAGACGCAGAACAGGCCCTGATCGACGCACGCAAGGAGTGGGAAGACGCCATCGCCGAGGCACGCGATCGCCGGGCCGCCGCCCAGGACCAAGACAACGGTAACGACGTACCACAAGCACCCGAGCCACCAGACCTGTCGGGTTTTGAAGACGCCTTGCAGCGCGAAGCCGACCGGGTTCGTTCGGTGGGTTCGTTCAATCCCGCGGCATTGCTCGGTCTGGCGTTCTCTAACGATGCGACTGAGCGGGCTGCTGATGCCGCCGAAGAAGCCGCCCGTATCGCCAAGCGCATCGAACGTGAAGTCCGCAACAACGGTGCTGCTTTCGCATAGGAGATTCCGGGTTGTCTGTCATCGTTGAAGAAAAGTTTGGTCGCGTGCTCTCCGATGAATCAGCGGAGCTGACCTACGTCGTCCGTGGAACCGACAGTGACGCCATCGCACGCCTTGAACTCCTGACCGAATCACCCACCGTTCACAACAACCTCAAGCGTGACGACGCGGAGGTGGAAGAACTTGCTCCGAGCATGTGGCTCGGGGTCGTGCGATATGTCCGATCCGGCAGCGCTCCGCCGGTTGCAGGCCAGTCCAGCTTCAACTTCGAGACGCGCGGCGGCACCCAGCACATCACCCAATCCCTCTCCACCGTCGGCAGCTACGTCGCCCCCGACTTCCCCGGCGGCGCGGCCCCGGACTTTAAGGGCGCGATCGGTGTGACGCAGGATGGTGTTGAAGGCGTCGATATCACCGCTCCGGTCTACACCTTCTCCGAAACGCACCACCTCGCACCCGCCGTTGTAACCACGGCATACAAGAGCGCACTGTTCTCATTGACTGGGCGTGTGAACAACGCTGCGTTCAAAGGCTTGTCTGGCGGCGAGTGCCTGTTCCTCGGTGCAGCGGGATCGCGTCGCGGCACGGACCCCGAAGACCTCTGGGAGATCAGCTTCGCCTTCGCCGGCTCGCCCAACGTCACTGGCCTCAGTGTCGGCACGATCGCAGGCATCGCCAAGAAGGGCTGGGAGTACCTCTGGGTCCGCTACCAGGAGGCCGAAGACACAAACGCCAAGATGCTGATCCGTAAGCCCATCGCGGCCTACGTCGAGCAGGTCTATCGCGATGGGGATTTCGCCGCACTTGGGATCGGGACATAACCCCCGGAAGCAACCATGGCCCAACTTCGCCACGTCCAAAGCGGAAGCCCGCTGCGAATCCCAGCGAACGACTGGAACAAGATCGTCGATGCCACACGCGCTTACTACGAGCAGCAGGCCGGTGGACGCGGCCCCATGCCCGCAACCGCCGGGGCAAAACAGACTGGCATCGTCCTGGTCCGCAATGATTCCGGGGCTGATCTCGCGCGCAACGCGGTCGTCGGGATCAACAGCCCGATCATCCTGCCCGGCGATCACCTCGATGAATTCCTGCGGCAGGTCGCGCTGACCGTCGTGACGCCGACCGAGGACGAGCATGCAGCAGCGGGGCATTTTGCGGTCCTACTTGATCCCTTAGCCGCAGGGGGAATCGGCCGGGCCTACGTCAACGGCATTTGTCCGGTACAGATCGAACTGCTCGATGAACAACACACCACCGCCGGTGTGATCGACGGCGACACCACCAAACTCGAATCAGGCAAGCCCGGCACCCAAATCATCTGGCACGCCCCCGGAGATGCCCCCGGAAGTGGCTCTGGATCGAGTGTCGTTTGGGCGCTGGTAAACCTCGGCACAACTTCCGGGGGTGATTGGGTATGGGGCAAGCTGGGTGGGGCAACCTCGATCGGCGACAACCGCTGGTCGTACCCCTTTACGCAGATGAAGTACCAGCAGGCTGGCACCTGGGCGGCCGTGCCCGACGGGTTGACTGGCACCGCCTACAACACGGTCGAAGCGAATAACAGCGCGACGGGTGTGCAGGGTTGCGGCATCAATGTCGATCTCCTGCCCGCGGGGGTTTCGATCCAGCCCATCGGCGCGGGAGGGATCGTCAAGATCACGCCCGAGATCAACTGCGAGACGCAGGCGGTCGAGCACGTCTTCGAGGCCGTCAACAACGCGGACGGCCCATGCGAGGGAGGCGGCGCATGAGTTGGCCACGCTGCCAAAACTGTGATGTCTGGGTCGAGGCGACCAAGTGCGCAAACAACACCTCGGACCTCCGTGTCTTCGTGCATGTGGACGATCTGCCCGCTACCGCCAAGCGCTTCGAGCTCGATACACAAGACGATGCGAACCGCAACTGCTGGACGATCGACCCCGCAGATGCACTCATCTGTATGCCGCAAGGCGATGGCATCTATGCATACCGTGGGCCGTTCCCATGGGACGACTGCAGCACCTGTGAGAGTGCAAGCGAAGAAGCGGGTGAAGGATTCCCCGGCGGCGGTGGCGCGGGGGGCGGGGCAGGTGGCGGAATCGGTGGTGGGGGCGGCGGAGGCGCGTGGCCCTGGCCCAACGATCCGCCCCAAGGGATCAAGGCGACCGTTTGCGCCGATCACGTGCCAAGGGCCATTGCCCGCGGCTGGGATGTCAACAACCTCTACGTCCCCAGCGACACCGAGCGTGGCCAGCAAGGTGTCTTTGATAACGGCGGCATCTGCATCAACGTGCCCGCCGGGCCGGTGGTCAATAATCCGGACCCCGCGTTCTGGATCGGGCTGGGCAATCCCCAAGACGACTGCACGACCTGTACCCACGGTGTGAAGCAATCGCTCTGCCCGGCAGACCAATCGCTGCCAAATACAGCAGATGCGCCAGAGGTGTGGGTCAGAGATGCAGACCTCCCAGACACGCCCGATGGATTTGAATACAGCGGATGGTGCTACGAAAAGCAAACCGCTCCTTCCGCTGTCATCCCCGACGACGCGAGACTTCTCCGTCCAAGAAACGACCAGCCATGCAGCACCTGTAACCTTGGCGTTCAGTTCATGCTGTGCCCAGACGCGAAGGACCCCGGCGTTGCGTACTGGGCAACAAAAGAAGCGATCGACACGCTAATACTCGACTACCCCGGCCTGACCACGATCGTTCAGCGCATCGACGGGGTGTGTCACAGCCTTGATCTCAACGCGACGGCATCACGCATTCCTACTGATGCCATAACCATCACACCGCGATGCCAATTCGAGTCGTGCCTCGCCTGCACTTGCGGCGGACAACTCAACCCCGACTGCCCAGGGCTCTCGGGTGTACCGGTTCGTTTATGCCCGGGACAGAATGCTCGAAACTGGCGTGACACCTGGGTGCCCAACTCCAAGCTCCCCGACAAGCTGACACGCTTCGAGCACCGGGGATTCTGTGTCTGGGTCGATCCCTTTGAAGCAAGCACGCTTATCCCGGCCGACGCAGAGGTGCTTCAGCGCATCGGCCCCGCGTTTGTCTCTTGTGCGGAGTGCTTCGGATGGAACCCACCGAACCCACCCGGGGGAGGCGGCGGTGGTGGAGGGCCCGGTGGTGGCGAAAACCCGCCGCCGCCCTCAAAGCGGTGGTTCCGATTATGGGAGTGCGGCCAGGGCACGACCAACAAGTGGGTCCAGCTGCCAAGGCACACCAAGATCATCGCGGGCAAGCACGAAGGTAAGTGCTACCGCGTGCGACACCCCGGGCGACTGACGCTACCCGCCGCTGGACAAGCCGTTGCGATCGTTGATGCCAGAGAAAGGCGGGCACCCAACTCGAACGCGGCCTGCAGCCTTTTCCGACGCGACCAATGCGGGCCGATCTACTTCCTGGCCCGGTGCGATGACCCCGGATTGATCTGGGGTGCGACGCGCACCGACTTGGCCGCGCTCGTTGGCAAAGCCGTCAAGCACAGCGGTGTCTGGTGGAAGGTCTTCGAAGGCGATCCGGGCGGGCCGATCAATCCCGTCAACGTGACCGAGGTTATGGATGACTGTCCGCCCGACGAGCCTTGTATCGACTGCCACACTTCAGCGCCATGTGCAGCGGTGAACGTATCGGGCAATCAGGCCGGGTATATCCCGATCCAGCCCGGTGAAACCTACGAAGACTACAAGGCTCGCAAACCCGATCATCGTGTGTGCCATCGGCTAATCACATGGCCTTGCATCTCACACGACGGCACTGGCTTTACTGAGGTCGGTGGCCAAGTCGTTGTCGCGACGAACAGCTTCGGCAACAACCCATGTACGAACGGACCGTTCCGATCTGGATACGACGCGAACCAATACGCCGCATGTGATCGACCCCAGGGAGCGCTGCTTGATGATGAGCCCTTCTGGTACGACGCCTGTGGCATCGGCGGATGGGAAACCGGCTCAACGTGGTTTAACCCCGACCTCGCCACGCTCTACGGCTGTGTGCAAAGCGGGCTGCCCGCACCGGGCACCTCGTTCACGCTGATCGCCCATGTCCGGCTGTCTTCGTATGACAAGTACGCCGACGGCAGCCCCTACCCTGAATCCGACGGCTGGGCCCATGTGCTCGGCGTCCACATCAACTGTTGCGAATAGAAAGGAGACCCAGATAAACATTGGCCATATCGGGTGAATTCAGGGAAACCCCTAACGTAAAGACGAGGGCAATCCTGAGCCAAGCCGAAGCGGGAACGCTTCGGAAGGTGCAGAGACTAGAGGCCGAGTCCAGACCGGACAGTAATCGCCTCCACGAGCGCCCGACCCTCAACCGAGGGAAGAGATAGTCCGACCTGCGGTGAGAGCCGTAGAGCCGCTGGATAAAGAGCCAGCGGGATAACAA